CTGGCATGATATCAACCTCTCGCTGGTCGTGGCATCTCGTCACGACGCCTTTGAATACTCTTGTCCAATTGAACAATCTTATCATAACCTAAAGGTCTAGGGTAGACAGTGGCAGGGATTGCGTAATCCTTGCGGGTGTAAGGTGTCTGATTGTAAGCATTCGTCGTGAGCTGGTCGGTCTTGGGCAAATCCCTGAACGTGCGCTGGTTCGGACCGCTCGAGTCATTCGGGCAAATCGCATCCTTTGCGTCGTATCGTTGCACGACGTGACGCTGCCTGCATACTGGACAATTATAGACTGCCATCAGGTAGACCCCCTCAGAGCAGCTTCTGCGTCGAGCAGTTCACGAACACTACCAAACCGCTCCTTCAACGGAACCTTAACGTTCGATTTTACGACCCTCTCCCCTGATGGTAGCAACTTTGATGATTTGGTAGGGTCTGTCGGGTTCTGCCTGATAGCGTCAGAACCCTTCTGGTATGGAGTCTGGTCCTGAGACTTCACGCCATCCTGACTCGTAGTCTGACTTCCCGGTAGCTGCGCGTTCGTTGCCGGGAGCGGCAGCGTCTCCTGGAACTCTGGCGGCAGTAGACTGTTAGCCTTCTGAGCTGTTATGATGCCATCCTTGACGAGACCACGAATCAGGTCATAATCGACTTGCTTCTCCCTCTCCTCCACAGGACCCCATACCAGCTTATCCTTCTCAGAACCAATACCCTGGTCGATGATAATCTTATCCTCAAACTCAATCTTGATAGCCCTCTGCACCGCCTTAACGTGCCTTCCAAAGGAGCGAAGCTGCACTTCAGCAGTCGCCTTATCAGTGCCAGTGGCAAGCCCCATGAGCGTGGGAGGAACCTGCAATCCGGCAATGACCTGCGAGAGGACATGATTGAGTATCGGGTCAAGGTCTAACGCCTTGCCCTGGAATCCAAGAACCTTCAAGTCCACGAGATAATTCGTTGCGAACTCCGTGTCAGAGTAGATGTTCTGCATGGCGTCCTTTACCATGGTGATGTCCTCAGAACTGGCAGGGTTCGTCTCATCGCCAATCTTCGCATGAAGGATGGGAGCAGCATACCTTTGCACGATAATCCTCGTATCGGACTGGATGCTCTCCATCGTCTTCAACATCGGAACGATGGGCTGGATGATGCTCGACCCATACTTCCCTGACCCTATCACGTTAAACTTGAAATGCACGATATCATCAACCTTCTTACGCTCAGAGTATTGCGCATCATTGCCCTTATCACCAGTGGAACCCCATAATACCTTGGAAGCCCCCACATTCTGCGCGTGACCAATGACCTCACCAGTCAGACTCCTGAACGTGGTCATAGTCTTCGGGTCGAGAATCTTCAACTCTACAATCTCCCTCCCCTTCTTCGGGCACTCCACCCAACAATTCCCGTGGATGAGGAGCATCTTGCACACACGATAGAAGAACACTCCAAGATTATGAACGTCGGAGAAGAGTTCCAACCTCTTCCTACCAGGACCGTCAAAGTAGAACTCCTGAACAACCTGCTCAGTGGTGATGTCAATAGCAGCGGCTACTATGGGAAAGTTCTTGTAAGCATTCTCGAACATTGCGTGAAGGTCAGAATCAGTCGCCTCCTTATCCACACTTCCAAAAGCAGCACTACTACCAGTGGCGACGAGTCCAATCCCGGACTCTACGAGTCCAACGTGCTTTCGCTCGTCACGAGAGACCTTAACCCATGGCAATCTCATCCAATAAGCACTACCATCATAGGATGTATAAATACTTTTCTCACAATCAATATTCACGTCCTGCTCAGGATAGCACTCTTATACCCCAGACCAGCATTCCCCCTGGCAACATGATATGATACTTTACCATACTCCCTGATGGAATAATACCCCATAGCCGCCGCCATGACAATATCATCATGCGCCCTCTGGCCCTCGAACTTTACAGCCCCCGTCATGTCATCACCACGACCAGCCTTCTTGAACACGATGGCGAAACTCATCAACTCCTTGACGAACTCTTGCATCATATTATTCGTCCGAATACACTTCCTATCCTTGGGGATGAGGAATCTTCTCTCCTCGAATGGGAGGACGTTCTGACCATCGAAATTAGAGTCGAACGCAGCACGCAGGACCTCAAGCATCTCCATACGCTTGGCGTGAAAATTTATCCCTGTAACAGGAATATGCTCCCTGCGAAGTTCCTGCACGAACGTCTTGCCGAATGTTCCCTCGTCCGCTACAACCCTGTACGGCTTGAAGACACTACTCAACTGCATGATGCGCATCTTCTGCGTCTGATAACTCATCCCCTTATAACGCTCAACCCTCGCAATCCTGACAACCCCTGACCACTCCTCCCTCTCGAAGAGCATGAATACGGAGTAATCAGCTCCAGACTCCCCTGACATGGCGAAATCGAGTGAGAGAAGGTAACTGCAATTCTTCCCAGGCTGGTCTATGAAACGACGCCCTGGGTCAAATGATGCCTCAATGCGCTCATAAGGGAAGAGCTGGTCGCCACTCCCTAAAGGCTTGCATAAGTATTCCCTCGTGAAGGCCACGCTATTATCAATCTCAAGCTTCTTCTGCTCAAGGGTAGTGTTCGAGTACCTCATCTCCCACAACGTCTTACCAGCAGACTTCACGAGCAGGTCAGCAGGGTACACCCTGCTCTCATACTCCTTGTTCTTTCGCAGGACGTGAAGCAAGTCCAACTGACTCGTGGGAGTGCCGACGACGATGATTCGAGCATGATTCCTGTCAGGCTCCTCATCCTCCCTCACCTGCACGAGGGGGGTTATCGCTGAGAGGAAGATATCCTGGTCCTTGTACATTCCGGCCTCGTCAGCAGCCACAAGGTCAAAAGTGTAACCCCTGATACGGTCCGTGTAGGGCTTTGAGAGGATGCGAGAGCCATTCTTAAGCTCCAGTTCGGTCTTATTCCACACCGCAGACCTGTTATCAGGCACGCTCGAGCGTAGAATCTCATTCGCTAATACCCTCTCCCTAATACGCTTGAGCACTTCAGTGGACTGGGGGAGAGAGTCCGAGACAATGACTCCACTGAATCCTATCTTCGTGAACGCCCTGAAGATGAAATACGAGACGAGCAGCACCTCCGTCTTGCCGCTCTGCCGGTACGCCGTGATGTTCACCCGTTTGTGAGAATCGACAAGCTCCACCCACTCCCTCTGATAGGGCGTCAACTCCAATCCGATGACCTTCTCGATGAAGAACACTGGCTCGAGGAGCAAGGATTTCAGCCTTGACCCGTACTCAACGGCCAAATCATTCATGGACACCATGAAACTCGCTAACCTCCGGGCTGTTCAGGAGCCGCTTTAGTGCTCGTTCCGCCGTCAGAATCGACAGTTTTAGCGTCAATAGTGCCGAGGAAGTTAGCAAAATCCTGACTGGACAGGCCAATCTTCCCCTTAACCCTCGCCTTTGGGGTCATCAAAAGCGAGTCCATACTCTTCTCAATCTCCCTATCAACCGTGTTCAGAAGATACCCGGCCTCTGAAGCCTTCCAGTACCTTCCACGTTTTGACTCAATCTCCTGCACGTCCCCATGCTCCTGAAGCCATAATTGCAGCCTCTTCCTGCGCACGACATTATAGGCGATGCCGTCAAGGATTAACAACTCAGCACCCTTGGACAGCTTATACTCCTCCGACAGTCCCTTGACGACGGCATGGTAGATGCCCAATTCATCATCCTGCAATCCCTTGGACACGAGCGCTCTTAATTCCATCGGAGCATCCGTCAGGGGCATGGGCTTGCGAGACATCAGCCCTTCCCTTCAATATCAGAATCTTGCATGAGCGACTCTCCAACCTCGCGAGAGACGGTATCACCATCGAGCGCTTCATCCTGTCTGTCAGAACTCCTTGACGCATAATACTCTCGCATGGACTCACGATTCTGCTCCCGACGCAATGGGTCGTCCTCTGACTCGACAAGCATCCTCCCGTAAAGGTACTCAAGCCTTTGCAAGCGTTTCCTCAGAATCTCCCCACGACACCTTAAGGCAAGCCACTTTGAATCCCATCGTGGAGTGCAAGACCTCGGGTCGTTAGGCAGCAAGCTCTTCCCCCTGCCAAACTCCTCGAACAACTCCTGCTGCTTGTACGTCAGCATGGCGGCCTCCCTCTCCACCAACAACTTCATACCCATGTACTCATCAAAGGTACTAAGCGAGAACTCAGGATTCTCCAGATTGACAGTAGCATCCCGGACTGGATTGACCGGAAAGCCATGAACTTTAGGATTCGGCGCAACGAACTCAGCACCAGTCTCATCATCAGACGAAGCCATAAAAAACATCGAAAGCTAACAAGTATAATAATTTAACCAAACACTAATACGATACTCGTAAAAAACCTTCCGAATCTCTTTTATAAATGACTTACAGTAGTTTATAAACCCAAAAAAAGGGTATAAAAACAAACGACACAAATTATCGAAAAGTAATTATACACATTTCCTGATGAAGCCCTGATGAAGCCCGATGAGGGTCAGTACCATAACACCCTCACCATAAACGGCTTCCAGAATTCTAAACAATACACTCCCGCCTCGCCCTACCGGACTCGACGGGAGAGAACAACTGGACTGCTACGCTAACGCTCCGCAGTCCATGCCCATCAGGATAACTCCATGATGGAAGAAACCAGAACCCAAAAAAATCACAACCGTAGCATCAAAAGGACAACCACCCAACAACGGAACACTAACCGTCAAGCACAGGAAATCCTAAGCACGCTACGCAATACAACCAAACAACCACCCCATAGTCACCCCAGAACCTGACCCCTACGCCACAAAACAAGCCAAAAAAATGGTAGGGGGGCAAAAATAGTGCAAAAAAAGGAGGGGGATGTGTCTTCCTTTAAAAACAAAAAAAGTTCGGTACTCCGAAATACTACTGCCTAATCGGAGTAGGTTTCGATTTTGATTTGCTGTTCCTGCTTAGTGGCGGCATTCATTTTTTTAATCACTTCTAACCCAAACATTTTTTGTCACCTCGTTCATTACTCCGCTCGTTCATTACTCCGGCTCCGGAGCGTGCGGCTCCCGAGCGTGCTCCGGACGCATATGTCCGCCCACACCTCGGGTGTGGGCCCCCCCCTGACGCGGACCAGGCGGCGAAAGCGTGCTGCCGCCGCCAATGCCTCCGGTCCGGCGGACACCGGGCGACCCAGTCCCTCGTAGGGGATGGACTGGTCCGACACGGTCAACCCCATGGCCCGGAGCCTGTTACTCCGGGTCTGTCGGGGGAGCCTGCTCATGGCTAGCCGAAGGGCCTCCGGCGGGAGCCATATCCCCCACTGCGGGGCCTCCGCCGCCATCGCTCGAACGAGGAGCGTCCAGCCCCGTGGGGGGCGCTCATGCCCCCCCAGCAGTGCCGTGAGCAGGGCGTGGGGTGTCATTCGTCCTCGTCCTCGTCCTCGTCCTCCACCGGTATGCCGAAGTGTGCGACAGCATCCCCCCGGGATGCCGCCGTCATGGCGTAGATTTCTGTGAGCTGCGGGTCGGCCGCAGCCCGGGTTTCTTGTATTTGTTTCATGCTTATATTTTTGGGAACGTTCTTTATTATTTTTTCTCACCATCAGGCAGTGGTAATGGGTCATTCGTGCAACAAATGAGCAAAATCTTTACTTCCTTTATAAATGAATTATTCCAATCGAAATATTCGGAACAACCGAATAAGTCCAATGTGGGACATCCATAGTACTATGTCAAGATGACACAGAATCGAATATTCATTTATTCGGTAAAACCGAATAAGTCACCACAGCGTCGACAAAAAAGTAAGGACAACCGAACAACCTATATACTCCAGTATATATATTGGAAACTATATATTGGAAAATATACATTGGAAACTATACATTCCAGTATATGTTTTGAAGCGCATGTATTGGAGCGGCTATATGCATCTATATACGGTATATGCTTCTATATACCCTATGTCTGTGTGTGGGATAGTGGGACATTTGCATGCATATAGTGAGGTGAGAAAAAAGATGAATAGAATCGAGGAAACTGAATGTGCGTCGTGCGGCACGATTTTTTCAAAACCTAAAGAGTTTTTTGACGCTTGCCCTATTTGCAGGGGCACTATTTTTCATCGTATTGGTGGTGATAAATGAGACCGTCTCATGGTCAGGGCGTTTTGATTGAACGCCCATCACTTAGTGGGACATTTGCATGCATATAGTGAGGTGAACGAAATGGATGATGAAGAAGTTCATAACAATATGAAGAAAATAGTTCATAACAATATGAAGAAAATTATCGTCGGAAAATTCTTGCAAGGCCGTTCTCTGCGAGAGGCAAGGAAAGTGATTTCAAACCATCCAAACAAGGGTGATGATATCATAGTTTGCCCTGGTAGTCTCTGGTATGGGTATCGTGCGGATGGGTTTATTTATGAAAAAAAATATCAGAGATTCGTGGACGAAAAACCGCATGTTGCGTATTATGA